CCCCGGCCGACACCGCCACCGTGACCGGAAGGATCTCCGGCGAGAACCATCCGTTCGTCGAACATTTCAAGTTCGTCAAGCAGTTCGAGGACGAGAACACCGTGGCCCGCCAGACCATGCCCTCCCCCGCGCAGACCCGCTTCGTGCTTACCGGCAACGCGGCCGCCTACCCGTATGACGAGTTCTACAAGAACGATGACGAGCTGACCGCCGACATCGTCGCCGCCTACCGCCAGGTCATCGCCGACCTGTATGCCGCCGGCTGCCGCAACGTGCAGTTCGACGACTGCACCTGGACCCGCCTGTGCGATGCGAGCGTACGCGAACGTCTCGGCTGGAGCGACGAGGACGCGCTACGCCTGCAGCAGGAGAACCTCGACGTCATCAACGCCGTGATCGCCGACCAGCCGGACGACCTGGTCATCAACACCCACGTGTGCCGCGGCAACTTCCACTCCACCTGGCTTTCCTCCGGAGGCTACGCGCCGGTCGCGGCCAAACTGTTCGGCGAGGAGAACGTGGACGCCTACTACCTCGAGTTCGACGACGACCGTTCCGGCGATTTCGCGCCGCTCGCCGAAGTCTCCGGCGACAAGAAGGTCGTGCTCGGCCTGATCACCTCCAAGAAGCCCGACCTTGAGGATCCGGACACCATCAAGGCCCGCATCCAGGAAGCCGCCCAGTACATTCCGCTCGACCGCCTGTGCCTGTCCACCCAGTGCGGCTTCGCCTCCACCCAGGAAGGCAACAAGCTCACCGAAGACCAGCAGTGGGCCAAGATCGCACTCGTCCAATCCATCGCCAAGGACGTGTGGGGCGAGTAAACACAGCACGCCATCCACAATCAGCTATAAGGAAGGGCTATCCGTCTTGTTCGGCGGATAGCCCTTTGTTTGTTTGCCGGCGTTTTTAACGGGCAGGTCAGCCCTTCACAGCCTCATCGATGCAACGAATCGCGTTCAACGTACGCGGATAGCCGATATACGGCATGCACTGCGAGACCACCGCGATTAGAAACGCCTTCTCATTGCCGACGACCATATTCGCCTTGGCATGCGCCGTAAGCTGCGGTTCGCAACCACCCTGCGCGGCCAGGAAGCACAACGTGACCATTTCGCGCTCGCGGGTGTCGAGTCCGCCGCGAGTGTAGTAGTCGCCGAAGCAGTTGTCGGCCAGCCACTTGTTGATGTGCCGGGTCTCCTCCGGTCCGGATTGCGCGAATCCGCGCATGTTCTCGCCGAAGATCTCGACCTCCTTGTCCTCTCCGGCCTGCGCGCGGGTCTCCGACGTGGTCGTGCCCTGCGGTTCCAGCGGCAGATGCACGTTCGCGGCTCCAAGGAAAACGTTGAGCTTCTTCAGGAACGGCAGGGTTCTCCCGAATCCGCAGTATGCGGTAGCTTGGTAGATCATCTCCTTGATGGCCACGGACGTCAGTCCTGTCTCGTAGGCGACCGGCAGCATCATTTCGAACGCGTCAAGACCCTGGCAGCCGACCAGAGCCGCGAGGATCGCCAGGGAGCGGGTCTGGTCGTCCAGATCGGGATGGTTCGCGCCCGGCTCGTTCACCACTTCCCCGTAAGCGAAGTCGGAAAACAGCTTGACATATTCCGGATCGGTCTGCGACAGCGTCCTGTCGTTGTTCCAGAACGCGTTCATCTTCCTATGCAGTTCCTCGAACATGGCTTCCTTTCCATTCGATGTCTTCGCGCCACATGCCGCGTTCATTCTATCGTCGGAAATGTTGCGTGCGGATAGCGGCCATCGTCGTCTGAATGTTCAGCGTGCGATCGCACCCTTGCCGGGCTGTTTCTTGACGTTTTCGATGACGTCTTTGTTTTCCTCGAGAATTCGGTTGGCCTCATCCTCGTGTCCTTCGGCGATGGCGCGCCAATAGAGCGATTTGAGCGACACGTACGCCTGCTGGATGCGCAGGGCCTCGGCTTTCGCGGCCAGACGCAGCGATTGCGCGTCGAGCAGTTCAATCTGCCGTCGGGCGCTTTCCGGACCGTCGAAACGGTTCTTCAGGTATTCGCGCATCGATTCAAGCGGCATGCCCGTCGCCGCCAGGCATGCGATGGTGGTCAGCGATTCGATGTCCTTGTCCGAATAGACTCGGTGGCCTGAACTCGGATCGCGGGCGATCGGATCGATGATGCCGATCTGCTCGTAATAACGCAACGTCGATTCGGGCAGTCCGGAAATCATGGACGCCTCACGGATCGAATGCCAGGTGGTCGTCGTATTGCTCATACCCCGCACTCTAAAAACTTAAAGTGCTCGAAGTCCATATTCCGGCGTGTCGTATTGGTCCGACGTCAAACGGCATTGAGCGGGCAATGGAAGAGCCGGTATCCGAAAAGTGGATCTGTCGCACGACTCCATTTTCATGTCCTTTTCGGCAATCGTGCGGCTTTTTCGTCCGTCTGTATGGGAACCGACGGACGAAAAAGCCCACGCATGCTCAGGCGGCGGTGATCAGCTCCGAGGAATCCATGTCGAAATCGGCCATCGCGTAGGAGCGGATGGCGGGATCATCATACGTGTTCATGTAGTACGTGTTGGTCTTGGACGAATATCCGCTGGTGAACAGCGTGCGTTCGAACTGGCCGTTGCCCATCTTCGCCATGCCGTCAACCATCTGCACGGAACCAAGGGTGTGGAACAGGCGAGACACGTTGGCCGCCTCGCCTTCCTGCTGCGGATAATGCGTGTTGGCATAAGCCACACGCACGAAACGCGACGGGGAGCTCACATCGCCCGGAATGCCATGCATGCTCACACCCGCGCCCCAAGCGGACAGGGACGCCTTGCCCCACGTGGCCGGCTCGGCCATCTCGTTGCCGACGCACATGTAGTTGCGCAGATTCTCCATATGGAAGCCAAACGTCGGCTGGTTGGTCAGCACGTCTACGTCGTCATGGTGCACATGCATGCCGTCCGCCATCTGTTCGACGACGATGCTGCGCTCGCTGTCGCCGATGATCCAATGCAGCAGCGACTCCTGCTGGCCGGGCACGATCTGGGAGACGAGGGTCACGTTCTTCAACGCCTCCTCGACTTCGTCGACGGAATCGAAATTGCGTGCCACCCACAGCGGGAATTCGAAGGTCGCGACGTTGTCGGTGCCTTCGACCGGCTCATGCACGAACTCCGCGTAGCCGGGGAAATTCAATCCCGCGATGGCCAGACCATGCTCGTTGGCGCAGTCGAAATACATCGGACGGTCGGCCATGACCACGCCCACGCCGATCACCGCGTTCGGCGTGGCTTTGCCGCTCGCGCCGAACACGTTGTCGTAGTGGTAGCCGCGTGGAGTGGCCAGGATGCTTTCGCCGTATGAGAAGCTCCAGTCGAGGTTGCGACCGAAATACATGTTTCCCTCTTCGTCGGAGAAACGAACGCCAGTGCACATGATGGACTTCCTTCCTTTGTTTGATTGACCCGGTGCGTTCATCATACGCATGGACGGCTGGACGAACCACGGTTTCCGCCGACGGATAAACATGAAGGGTGGCCAAAAATGCCAAGAGTCGTTGAAAATGAAAAAATCCCCTTGTTTCCAAGGGGATTTTTCGAATGGCTCCTGCGACTGGGCTTGAACCAGTGACCGTCCGATTAACAGTTAGAGAGTTTGATAGAATATCCCTTGGAACGATTGGGTAAAACGGCTTCATTCCAACGGTTTAACCTCACTTGAGGGTCACTTGACCCGCAAGTGAAGGTTAAATGGAAGTCTGAGAATGTCTGAGAATATGGAAGCAAGGAGGTAATCATGGCACGCAAAGCAAGAAACGGCATCGTCTACCCATACAAAGTCGAACGGAAAAAGAAGCTGGCCGATGGCACAATCAAGGCTTACCCCAGCTTCGAGTTCAAGATCGACGGGAAGACCTACAGCTGCAAGAAGTACGCCGACGCGAACCGGCGTCTGACCGAACTGCTCCAAGAGCGAGCCAAATTCGGCAGCACCAGCAACACGTCAGTCACGTTGGGCGCATATTCGGAACAATGGTTGGAACGACGGCAGAGGGATGCAGACCCGAAGACGTTCGCCAACTATCGAACCATCGTCCGCAAGCATCTGCGCCCGTACCATTCGCAGAAAATGTCGAACATGAACGCCGCAGTCTGCGACCGCATCGTAAATGGTCTCACCGTCGCGAAGACCATCGATGGCAAGAAAATGCACGTGAAGGCCAGTCTCAGCCTCCGCCGCCAGACGCACACCACATTGAACCAGATTTGCAGTGCCGCCGTAGCAGATAGGATTCTTCCCACGAATCCGATGGGTGGCGTTCCTACTCCGAAGGACAAGGACATCAGTCTTGCCGACGAGCGCAAGAACGAAGCGCACGAGCGTACCGCATTCACCGATGACGAGGCGAAGCGTATCCTCCAAGCCGCCAACGAGTTGGGCATCCGCAAGGGTGCGATGGAATGGTTCAGACTATGCACCGGTATGCGCCCCGGCGAAATCTTGGGGGCTTCGCTCCAAGACCTCGAACTGACCACCACGGCAAACGGCATCCCCTACGGCGAATACACCGTCAACTGGAAACTGGAGGAGTTGAAGAAGGAGCACGGTTGCGGCGAACCAGACCGTAAAGGCGTGTACCCGTGCGGATACAAGCGTGGTGCCGCATGTCCGCAATGGAGGTGGCGTATTCCAGACGGCTTCGACATGATCGAGTTGCAAGGCCGCTGGTGTCTCACGCCGCCGAAATCCAAGCGTGGAAGGAAAGTGCCAATCATTCCCGCATTGGCGCAGACACTCGAAGCATACTTGGTGGATACCGCTGAAATACCGAACCCGCATGGACTCCTGTTCCGTCATGATGACGGCTCGCCCATCGAGCCGGAAGAGGATATCGAACAGTTCCGCAAACTGTTGGAAGCGGCGGGAGTACCCAATGCGGAGCATAGGAGCCGTCACGAAACCCGTCATACCGTCGTTACCATCCTGATGTCTATGGGTGTTGATGTCGGACTGGTGGAGGAAATCGTGGGCCATTCAAGCAGACTCATGGTGGAACATTACCGTCATGCCGGGTTGAAGGAACGGTTGGCCGCAATGGAAACGATGAACTCCGCATTAGACTTGAAGCAGATAGAACGGGCTGGCGAATAGAAGCCCTAAAACGCAGAAACGCCCCTCCCCCAGCGTAATCGCTGAGAGAGGGGCAAACTTGTACAGGACGTACTAGTTGGGCATAGTATTCTTACACTTCTCTAACATCATGTTAGAGAAATGAAAGGTTTCTACTCGGAATACTTTGCCTTCAACTCGCTGACGCCAATCAAAGCGCCAACCAAGACGGCCAGAGCGTTCAACGTGGTCACGATCTGGTCAACGCATGGAAGGTTCCATGCTGGGCCGACCACATGCACGAACACAGCCAAAGCGGGCAACGCGATAAGCGCCAACCACTTCAGCACCTTGTACGCTTCGTCCGGCAGGATGTAGTTGTTTTCTTCGCCTGTTTCTTCCTGCGGCTTTTCGCCGTCATTCTGAGTCTCCTTGACTTCATCGACCATAATCGGTCTCCTTACCAGTAGAGGGTTTCGCCTGGATAGATCAACGCCGGGTTGCCCGAACGATAACCGTGGATGCTGTACATGTTCACTCTGTAGTATCCGGCGATGCCGCTCAACGTGTCACCGGAGCGGACGGTGTAACGGTGAGTGCTGTACGTGTTGCTGACCGGCTGACGTGCGACGCCGGTACCACGACGGCAGACCGTCTCGCCAGCGTAGATGATGTTCGGGTTGCCCGAACGATAACCTGTGTACTGGTTCCAGCTGCCGCCATTACGTGCAGCGATGGTGCTAAGAGTGTCACCACTCTTGACGGTCACGCAGACGCTACCGCAGTTCGTGTTGGCCGGAGCGCTCACTGTCGAGCCTCCACCCAAACGCTGGTTCACAATCGCCATCACACGGTCGTAGGCACCGCCAAGAGCCTGACGACGCTCGTTGCCGTTGCCGTACACGCCACGAATAACCTTCGTAGCCATATCGCCGTAGTCCGGCGTGGTAGTCACCTGCGGCTTAACCGGGTCGTGCTTCACTTCGGCATGGGTCTTGCCACGATCACCATTGGCAATCTTCTGCCAAGCGTCACGCTCACCGAAGAACAGGTTAAGGTCAAGCGGGCCGACACCGTTCAGATAGCCGGTAGACGCATACTGCACCATGCCCTCGCCCTTGCTGCCCGCATTCCACGGAGTGGACTGCCAACCGGTCGCGTTCATCGAAGCGTACTGGGCCTTCCACAGCATGCAGTGGGAGCGCACGTCGGACGGAATCTGATATACGGCGGAATCCTGCACGTAGACAATAGGCCACACCTTGGTACGCGAATACACTTGGTTCACCCACTGGCGCACCCAGTCACCGTTACCCCAAGCATGATTGCCGTAAGACTCCCAATCCAACGCCAAGACGCACTGGCCCACATAACCGTTGAACTGGTTCAGATAATGGTTGACCTCTGCGGTGACGTTACCACCATCAGCGTAATGGTAGCCGCCACAAGCCTTGCCGGTCTGACGCGCCCAATCAATCTGGCTACGCCAAGACGGATTCACATAACCGCCACCCTCAGTGACCTTCACCACGGCCGCGTCAGCGTCCACCACGCGGGTCACATCAGCCGACTGCCAGCCGGACACGTCGATCACGTTCATGTTCGCGGACGCGATAGGCGCGATAATCATGCACAATGCGACAACAAGACCAGCGAACGGCAACCGCATGTTGCGTGGAATCTTCTTATGCTTAGGACTTTTCTTACCGAAAATCTTCAAGCAAACCTCCTTCAAAAATAGAAAAGCCACCCCACAGTGGGATGGCTTGTAAAGAGTTGGGTTGGGAGAAGTTAGTGGCGTTCTTCCAAGTATTTTTCTGCTGCTGCGACTATCCAGCAGTGCGCGTCCAATTTCTCCAATTTGGCGAGTTCGTATCGGACGGCCTCGCTGTGGTCGTGGCTTTGGTCACCGTAAATCAGTGAAATCAGCGTGTTTTTTATCGTGTCCCTGCACAATTCGTCCAGCCGCCCGTCAAACCGTTCGGAACGTTCGCCGAGCTGCCTCGTCTTAGCGAAATGCTGGGAAAGCACGCTGTTATACGGCAAGCGCTCGGGATTGACGTGGGCATACAGCCCAGTAGCCAATGATTCGAGCGCTCCCGGCCAGACTTTCAGGCCGAGCGTGATGACGGCGCACGCGCCACCCACACCACCAAAACCCGCTAAAAACGTTTGAAACACATCACATCTCCTTGAAATCGTTTAATCTTTTGGCATGGTGTCGCCATCGAAATAATTGCCCGGCAATCCCAACGAGACAAGCTGCTGCCACTGGTCTTGAGGCACGCACAAGCCCTTGCTCAGATTGACCGTGCAATTGTTCAGACCGACGAGAATGCCGTGAGTGGTGCTGGCGGCGGTGAAGACGTAATCCACGCGACCATTCGAGGCGACCAGCCCACTATCAATGCCATTGGTGATGAGACGCAAGTGCGGATTGTCGCCACTCGTGGACAGCATGTAACAGACGACGCTCACATGGTATTTCACGCCCGCCGTCAACCCCGTGAAGGTGATGTCCGATGGTGTCGTGTTCGTCGTCTTGACGTTCACGCCGGCTTTCGGCATGAAGCAGTGATTAATGATGGGAGTCATGCCACCACCCCCATAGGGGTTAGGCGCGTGGCATCGTATCCCCGTCGAAAAAGTAAAGGCCGTCGAGCAATGCCTTGTTCGCCCGGTATTCGCCCCACGTGCAGATGAGCATGTTCGTCACTGTGACGGTCGGACTGCCTGACTTGACGGAATAATTCACTGATAGCGGACTGGAATTGTCGACGTACGTCATGTAGCTGACACGTTGGCGTGCGCTGAATTCGCCCTGTGTTCCGATAAACGAGACAGTGCCGCCTGTGACGTTCACATCGAAACTGACCCAATATGTCATCCCTCTCACGCTCGGAAGGGTCGTGAGATGCACCCAATTGTCGGCTCTCAAGGTGATGGTCGAGGATGGGCTCGTGCATAGGTTCGTTATCATCATCGGACATCACCCGCCCGACGAATCGCCTTAATCGCGTGGCATCGTATCCCCGGTGAAGAAGCCCGGAAGCCCCCCCCCCACGGCAGTGCCATATGTGTCGGCGCGTTCGATGAGAATATCGCTCATCATGCCTATCGCGCCGACCACGTTGCCTGCTGTGATGCGGACGATGATCTCCTCGCAGCCGTCCGGAATCGTTATGGTCCCGTCGACATCGACCGTCGTGCCATCCGCTATTTCTTTTTGCAATGGCACCGTATACTTGCCACCGACCCTCGTGTAGACGCGGGCGAATGCGTTGGCGTGCTTCGCGAAGGCACAGCAGTGCACGTGGTAGGTTCCAGCCGGTGGAATACGGTCGCCTTGCAGCGAATACTGCGCGTAAGTGTCTCCAACGGTGAGCACGGTCGCGCGCAGCCAGTTCCTGCGGGCCACGACCGGAAAATCCACTTTTATGATGCTCGGCGCAGACGGTTTAACCGTCTGCGTGATGTTCGGGTCGGGGAACCAGTTAATCCTCAATGTCATCATCCACCCCCTTGGTTGCGTCGAGCACGTCCTGCGGGATCAGTTTCATGGCCGCCGCGAGTTGGCTGGTCAGGATTGCGTTTTGCTTGTTGAGAGTGCCGATTTGCGCGGAAAGCGTGTCGATGACGTCGTTCGCGTCGGCTGGAATCTGAGTCAAAATGTCTCCTTAAATACGAAACCCCCGCAATCCGTGTGGATTGCAGGGGTTGAAAAAATTGGAATGCTGGATTAGTCGGCGGCGGTCATCGTGTCGATACGAGTAACCGCCTTCAATTCGTCCAAGGTGAGGGTGCGGGTAACGTGAGTGACAATATCCTCCAACAAGACACTCTGGCCAGTATCATCAAACGTTGCACGCACGCCACGCGAATCATCCTGCCAAACCTCACCAGTATCCTGAGCAAACGTGAACCGCAAGCCCAAACGATACAGTTCAGCCTTCAAACTCTCCTTCGGCGGGCGCAAATCCAAAACGCCAGACGCAGACGCAGTAGTAGTTTCGGTAGTTTCGGCATTATCAGCCATAATCAATCTCCAATCATCAAAATCAAATAGTGAACATCATGAACACGGAAACCCACCAGGCGGTGAATTGCTGTCGGGCGCCGACGCGGAGGTGACCGCGCAGGTACACGCCGTCGCCGTTGATGTCCGGGTACCCGGTGCTGGGGACCGTGTTTCCGGGAACGAACGCGCCGCCATACTGGCCGTTGTTGAAGATGCAGGGCACGTTCAGGCCGATTTTCGGGATGAATCCTCCCTTGAACCAGCCGATGTCGAGGTAGTTGCCTGCGTTGAACGTGACGTTCTTTTTGTCGGAACGCTGCAATTCCAACTGCATGCAACAAGTGTTGCCGATCACGGTCATGTGACTGCGGTAATCCTTGCCGCTGTCACCGGCATAACCCGTCCAACCGGACGCGGGGATGAACCAGTCGTTCAAATCCGTGTACACGACAGGGTCGATACGCGAACCATTCACGTAAATACCCAAGCCGCCGATATGTTTCGACCAACCTTCCTCACCGTTGATGTCCACACGGCCAGCATTCATCTGAATACGTGAAGCGCCGGAATTGAAACGGACGACCGACAATTCACTATTCGACGGGTCAATACCAATGTTCAAACGCCGGTAAGCGCCAGGGTCGTTCTGACCCGACGGGTTGAAACCACGCGACTGTCCCTGCGTATACCATGCGACACCATTCGCGTCATAGCATTTCAGTAGACCATACACACTGCCGTCACTGTCCGTCGTATTGTTCAATTCCAATCTCGGGCCTGACAATGCGGTCTGGAACCTGCCGGAAAGCAGATTGTCGCTACCGTTCAAATGGATGGTGCGATTGTTCGACTTGTCGTAGAAGTCCAAAGCTCCACCGGACAGTTTGAAACCGGTATTGGCGGCGGTGCTCGACTGAATCGTGCCACCAGTAATCGTTCCACCGGTGATCGTGCCACCCTCCAACGTGGCGGCGGTTATCTTACCGTTCGTCAGTAAAGCGCCATTCATCTGAATGGTGCCGTCAGACTTCAACGTGAACTTCGCGTTACCATTCCCGTCGTAGGCGACGAGACCACCGGAAGTGAGCTTCAACCCACGGTTGGCAGTACTGGAAGTCTGAATGGTGGAACCGGTCACGGTCACGCCACTCAAATCCGACCCCGACTGGATACTGCCCTTCAACGACAGCACGCCGGATTTAGCATCATACGAGAGTTTGTCTCCCACGTAGAAGCCGGAAGAGTTCAGTTTCGTCTTCCCGTCAGGAGACGTGAACGCGCTACCAGTAATCACAGCGCCGGACACCGTGCCGCCAGTGATCGTCGAACCCGTCACGGTGCCACTGAACGTCGCACTGCCGGACGCGGCATTCAACGTGACAGTGGCCTTGCCCTGCGTGTTCCGCAACACCAAGCCGCTATCGTTCAGCAACATGCGCGAGTTCGCGGTACGGAACTCGCTACCCACAATCGACGTGCCGCTGATCGTGGAGCCGGACAGTATCTCACCGCACAAGGCAACCGTGCCCGACTGAGAATCCAGTACGAACGACTCATCATCAGCCAAATCCACAGTCACCAGCACGGACGGACTATTGTTCGGTTCGCCCTGCCAATATGTGTAATACGCCTGACGTTTCCTACCGGATTTCGCCTTGGCGACGATACCAGCATCATTGATGACCATCCGCCCATCGGACGTGCGGAACACGCCACCCTGAATCGTCTTGCCATACAATGCGTCGGCCTTGATGTTCTGACCGGTCACACTATTGGCGGCAAGCTCACCGGCCTGAATCTGATGCGCCTTCAAAAGCGCGACGGTCATATCCTCAGTGACCTTGAGCTTCGCCGTGGTGACCGAATTGGCGAGAATCTTATCCGACGTGACAGCGTTCGCCACAATCTTGTCAGAAGTCACCGCATTGGCGGCGATCTTTCCTGAATTGATGGCGTTGGCTATGATATTGTCTGATGTGACCGCGTTAGCCGCTATATCCCCCGCCTGAATCTGATGAGCCTTCAGGAGAGCCACCATCATATCCTCAGTGACGCGGAGTTTGGCCGTGGTCACGGAATTGGCTGCAATCTTGTCGGACGTGATGGACAGTGCGACGATATTCCGCGCCTGCACCGAGTTGGCGGCGAGTTTCGCGGCGGTCACCGCATCAGCCACCAGCTTTTCAGTCGTGACCGAATTGGCAGCCAGCTTGTCCACCGTGATGGCATTGGCCTTGACCTTCTCGGCGGTCACGCTATTGGCGGCGAGATGCTTCGCAGCCACGCTCCCCGATGCGAGGATGTTGTTCGCCACGAGGTCGAATGGCTCGAATCTCGTACCGTCCCACGTCAGGACTTCCACCACACGATCGGACAAGGGCACCAAGACGCTCGGACTGTTGTTCGGCGCGCCCGTCCAGTACGTATAAAAATCGGCCAGCATGGACGGCGAATTATTCTTCTCACCCTTCCAGCGGGTCCAATACTTCTGGGTCCTCCACCACATGTCCCCCGGCTTCAAGCCATCATGATTCGGCTCGTCGGGGCCACGGTAAATCAGATTCTTACCATCAGCAGTGGTCTGCGCCTTCTTGGCGGCCGCATTGGCTTGATTGGCCTGAGACGCTGCGTTAGCTGCGGCAGTCGCAGCCTTGTCGGCGGTATCCTGAGCGGTCTTCGCAGCCGTATTGGCCTTGACAGCC